GGTCCCGAGGATCAGCACGCCGTCGGTACGAGCGACCCGCCAGCACACGGCCAGCGTCGTCACCTCCTCAGTCAGGTGGGCCTGCAGTTCTGTCGACAGCGTTCGCATTAGACGCGAATCTCAACCAGCGAGAACGACACGGACTGCACGCGGTGGCTGATGATCTCGATCGGGAACGGGCCGTCGAAGCGCATCGGCAGGTCGAATTCGCCACCCCACGTCGGGCCACTTGTCGACGGCGTGAAGTTGAGGGACACGAGCCCCGTCGTGTAGTCGACGGTGTAATCGACGCCCTCCGTCTTCGGGTCGCCGTCGTCCTCGATCGTGATCGTGCCCTGCACCGGCTTCGATATCTTGCGGTCCTGCGACAGCGAGCCATAGGTGTAGCGCTTCACGAGCTGATATGCGTCTGGACTCGCGCTGGTGTCGAGCACCATCGGGCAGTCGGTGGCGGCCGGCGTGACGCCCACGTCGCACGACTTGAAGTCGGCGAAGTCCTTCACCCGGAACCCGTAACCCGAGCCGCGCACCGCGTGGTAGAAGCGCAGCAGCTCCTGAATGGCCGGGTCACCGCCCTCGCTCGGCCCCACGGTGACCGTGAGCCGCGTCAGGGGATACGACCAATTGACGTTCCGCCGCTCGGTGCCGCCGGCCCGCTGCACGACCGTGACCGAGTACATGGGCTCGGACGTGTAGCCGTAGCGCGGGCAGCCTGGGAAGCGTGGGGATTCGAGGAACATCAGTTATTCCGTGCGTTGGCGCGTGCCGCGCCACGCGCGGCGGCGGCGGCAATCTGCTGCTCAGTGGCGCGCGAGACCGTGCCGGCCGGCGCGTGGATCGTGAAGTTCTGGTTCAGCGTCATCCCGCCCGCGGAGCCGCTCGGCACGGCTGCAGCCGCCGCGATCGGTGCGTCGAGGCCCATGCCGCCGACGAAGCCACCGGCAGCGAAGCCCGGCAGGCTGGCGAGCGCATCCATGCCGATCCGGTTGAACGTCTCGAGGAAGGTGCGCGCGCCGGGCTCTCGCACGACCTCCGAGCGGGCGACGAATTCCCCGCGATGCACGACGCCCGCCGGCTCGAACTTCCCGCCGGCGCCGGTGAAGCCGCCGGCGTCGAAGCCAGGGATCCGCTTTGCGGTGACCGCAATCTCGCCGAGTCCCGCCATCGAGCCCCAGCCCTGACCGCCGAAGAAGCCGCCAAGTCCACCAAGGAACGACCCTATCAGGCCGCCACCCGCGCCCATGCCGCCGGTGCCGAAGATCTTGCCCGCGATGTCGGCGGCGATGGCTTGGGCGGCCATCTGCTGCAGCATCCGGCCGAAGTCCTCGATCAGGCCGTCGATCCCCTTGCTGAACGGGTCGAAGATGAAGTCGGCCAGGATGTCCTGCACGTTGCGCGATGCCTGCAGCCAGAACTCGTTGAGCTGCTCGCGCTCTTCCTTCGGGAAGATTTTTTCGGCCGTGATCGTGATCGGCTCGAGGTCTGCGACTTCGAGGCGCGCGATCGCCTCGCTGGCAGAGTCGGCGAGCGCCGGATAGGTGTCGCGCAGTTGCTCGAGCGCGAACTTGGTCTCGTGGTAGGTGCGGAGCTGGGTTTCGAGCGGCGTCTCGAGGCCCTGGATCGCCGCGAGGCCCGTGTCGAGGATGTCCGCGTAGGCGTCGCGCATCGCGCGCAGTTCGTCGACGGCCGCCGCGGGCCGCGTGGCCCGGTTCGTTTCCGGGCGGTCGACTTCGACGGACGTCGTCGGAAAGCCCGCCGCACCTCCTGTGCGGGGCGGGGTAAAGGGCGTGATGTTCTGGCCGTAGTCCTTGAGCAGCCCCTCGAGGCGCTTAAGCTCGGCCTTGAGCTCGGCCTCGGACCACCACTCGACCAAGCCCTCCCGACCGAAGAACCGCAGCCGCTCGGCCGGGTTCGCGAGCGCCCGCTTGACCTTGGTGATCTCGGCCTCGATCCGGACGGCGTCGCCGGCGGCCGGGCCGAAGCGTACAGACGCCAGCTCCTCCGCCGCGAACCGCGTCGCGCCGACCACGTCACGCAGCGCGTTGACCGCGGCGGCAGCCCCGGCGATCAGGCCGGCGAACAGGTTGTCGGCGGCCTGCTTGGTGCTCGGGTCTTCGAGCACCTTCGCGAAATCGTTGAGCGCGTCGGTCGCAGCGGGAATGCCGGTCTTGACCTCGAGCAGGTCGCCGAAGGCGTTCTTCACGCCCTGCATCGCGCCGGCGAACGTGCCGCGCGCCGCCTCGGCCGCGCCACCGAACCGGCTCTCGAGCTCGCGCAGGATGATGCCCTGCGCCTCCGCAGTCCGGCCGCTTTCGACCAGCGCCTTGATGACCTCTTTTTGGTCCTTCGTGAACGCAATTCCGACCCGGGACAGGCGCGACAGACCCTCTGCCGGGTTGTCGAGCGCGAGCCCCACCAGGCGGGCGGCACTCTGCAAGTCCTGCCCGAGCGCCGTGGCGAGGTCGAGCGTCGCGCGGGTGGCCTCGTCGAAGCGCGTCTCGCCGATGCCCTTGAAACGCAGCAGCAGCGCCTGCATCCCCTGGATAGCGTCGTCGCCGTAGGTCGTGATCGACTGCAGCTCGCCGGAGATGTCGGCAAGCTGATCGGCCGTCTTGCCGGCCGCGCCGCCGTTCGTCTCGACGGCGTTTTTCAGTTGGCCGAAGGCGGCCTCGGCCTCCGCCGTCGCCTGCACGATTTGGGCGAAGCTGAAACCCGCGAACGCTGCGCCCACGATGCCGCGCAGTTGGCTGAACGTGCCACGGATGCGGCGGGCCAGCGCGTCGGCCTCGCGGCTCGCCTTGTCGGCGCCCTGCTTGAATCCGCCCATGCGGAGCAGCAGGTCGACGGTCAGTGTGCCGAGATTCCTGGACATCAAGCCCTACCTGAAAGCACGCGCATGACTTCCTCGAGAGTGCTCGGCTGCTCGACGTGCGGCATGAAATCCCGCAACGTCGCATGTCCGCCGAGCGCGTTGTTCACGATCTTCGCCAGCAGCGCGAACCCGTACTCGAGGCGCATTCCGACGTGCAGCGATCCACGCTTGCGCATGTATGACTGCCACGCCAGCGCCTCGGCGTAACTCAGACGCTCCTTTGCTTCCGCCACCGTCCGGCCGCCGACGCCGTTCAGCACGAGCTCGTGCCAGAACTCGTCGGCAGCCGTCAGGCTTTTGGGCCGTCTGACCCGAGGCCGTTGACCGAATAGATCGCGTCAAGCAGCGCCCGGGCCAGACGTGGCTCGAGCTGAAAGGCGTCCTCGTAACTCAGAGACTCGGACCCGTCCTCGCCCAGCCGGATCGACTGGGAGATGAGCAAGGCACGGTTGCTCGTGTCACTGTCCCGGCGTTCCGCCAGGACCAGCCGCTCGACCGTGCCGAAGCTGTGCTTCACGACGTGGACGGTGAAGGTGTCGGTGACGTCCTGACCGTTCTGGTCAGGGTGCGTCCACGAGACCTCGGTCATCACCGGCGCGGATGGGACGATACCGCCCCGTTCACGAAGCTGTTGCAGGTCCATTGATACCCTCTGTGGTTAGGTGCTCTTCGCTTGCAGCACCGGGAAGTCGGACACCTGGATCGAGACGTTCGACGTCACGACCGTGTTCAGCGCGAAGTCGAACGGCAGGTCGCTGATGTAGCCGTTGAACTCGATCCACGACCGGGACGTCGGCAGGTTGAACGCCGTCGAGTCGGAGGTCGGGGCCGCCGTGCCGTCGCTCCAGCCGAGCGCCCAGTCGACCTTCGTGCCCTCGACGTAGAGCTCGTGCAGGCGCACGTGGCTCGTATCGGCGGTGTCGAAATTGATGCCGAACTGCGCGGCGCCCGGCGTGGCCATGCCGGCCTCGTAGGTGCGGGCCGCGGAGTCGAGGCACGTGGTCTCGATCTGGTCGCGGGCGGCCGTCAGGCCGGTGATCGTGGTCACGCAGCCGACCTTCACGACAGCGAAGCTGTCCGGATCGATGAAATAGAGCTCGGTGCCCTGGGTCTTGATCGCCATTGAGGATGCCTCTCGATAGAAAAACAGCCGCCGAAGCGGCACGGGTTTCTGCGAGGCATCGGGCTGCGTTGCAGTGCGCGGCAGCCGGCGAGGCAGGCTTAACGGTTACGACTGGGCCTTCAGCCACTTCTCCCAAGCCGTCAGCACGCCCTTGAGCAGACGAATGATCGTCTCGTGCAGTTCGCGCGTGGCTGGGTTCATCGGCTCACGATCCAGTCGACAGTAAACGAAATTCGGTAGGTCCGCCGCTCGGTGTCGCGGCGTTCGCCGTCCCACGACACAACGTGCGCGTGGGGCTCGATTGCCGCGACGATCGCGTCACGCACGTCGTGCGCGCTCGCGGCGGTCTTGCCGTACACGTCGATCGCCAGCGTCAGGCTGTCGGCGTCGGGCGCCTGCCCGAGGTAATTCTCTGGCGCACCGTCCACCAGCGACCAGACTGCATACGGCAGTTTGTCCTTTTGCAGCGCCTCGCCGAACGGGTACAGGCGCAGCGTCGGGCCGTCGCCCAGCAGCGCCTGCACGCTCGTGTCGGCCGAGCAGATGTCGAAAATGGGTGGGGTCATGCTTTCGGTGTCAGCCGTTGGATCTCAGCCTCGAGACTCGTGGCTAGCTTCGCCTCGATGGCCTGCGCGTTGTCCATGACGGCCGGCACGAGGAACGCCTGCGCGCGAGCGCGGGTCGTGCCCAGCTCCAGAAACCGCCAGTACCAGGTATCGCCGCCCGGGTTGCCCTTGCTGCCGGCCGTTGCGTAACTCGCGCCGACCCGCCCCTTGCGCCGGTTCTCGCGCGTGTCTGCGTACGCTCGAGCACCACCACGGACGCCGAGGCGCATCACCGCACCGCCCACGCGGCGCCCCTGGCGCGGCGAGTTCTGCAGCGCGATGTTCCGCCAAACCTGCTCGCCGGTCTCCGGGTCGTCGAACGACCGGGCCGACGCCTTCGCGGCATTCAGCGCGACGCGCATCGCTTCGCGCGTGGCCCGGACTGCGCCCTGCTTCTGCAGTTTCGGCGGCAGCGCGGCGATCCGGTTCACGATGTCCTGTTCGCCGGTCACCCGGACGTTGACGTCGAAGTCAGCCACGCCAATGCTCCTTGACCCAATGCAGCGGACTGGTCCAGGGCTTGGTCGGCCCGTTGAACTGCACCAGCCGCGCATCCGGCGGCAGTTGCGGATTCCTGCTGTCGAGGTCGCGGATCGAGTAAATGCCAGCGTCGAGGCCGTAGTGCGGTTCCCGCTCGGCGAGCTTGTAACTGATCCACGCCTGGTCGCTGCCCCGGAAACCGGCGCGGCGTGCCTTGTTCATGGATTCCGGCCCGCGGAAGTCGTCCCAGACATGGGCGCGGCTGCCGGCCTTGAGCAGGTAGATGCCGCCGCCGATCCTGAGCTTGCGGCCCCAGTCGCGGTACGGCCGCCAGCCGACGAAGTCCTCCTCGCGGTCGAACAGTGGCGCCCAGTCGCCGGTCGGCACGAGGTCGATGTCGATGCACAGCAGCCGGTCGCCGAGCGCCGCAGCCGCCGGCGAGAAGTTCCACAGCCGCCGATAGCAGCTCGGGAACCGGCCGCCCTCCGGCGTCCTCAGGTGGCCGATCGCGCGCGCCTCGGGCGGCGTGATGAATACCTCGACGTCCGGGTCGAACCCCTCGGCGCTGTCTGCCACGCACACGAACCGATGCGGCCGGCTCATATGTCGAGCGACCGCCTTGCGCAGCGTGTTGACGTGCTTCGGCTCGTAGGGACGGTCGCCGAGGCCGGTCCCGCTCCACAGCCAGCAGACGATCGAGTCGGTCACGCTGGCAGCAGGCTCAGCCAGTGGCGGATGCGATCCCGGTGCGTATCACCGACCATCGCCGCCCGCGAGTACATGACGCGGGGCGGCGGGTACGCCTCGAGCCTGGCGCGCATCTCCGCCTCGCGGTGCTTCATCGCGCTGATCTTGCGCACGTCGAAGTCGACCATCGCGAAGGACACTTTCTCGAACTCACCCGAGTGGAGCAGGTCGTCGAGGATGTCGCACTCGCACCCTTCGCAATTCAATTTCAGATAGACGCGAGCACCCGCCGGGATGTGTTCCCGGAACCACTCGCTCGCTCGCCTGAATTCGCACAGCTCCTGCGTCACCGGCGCATCCTTGCGGCGCTTGTCCTTCACCCACATGCCCGCACCCTTCGTGCCGGGGTCGTACAGGGAGAAATGCCCGTTCCGGTCCCAGAGCCCGAAGCGCTCGATGCGGGTGCGCTTGTCGGCTATCTTCTCGAGCGCCGGCCAACAGACACTCACCGGCTCGAAACTGTGGACGCGATCGAAGTCCAGACCCTGCACCGCGGCGAGGGTCTGGCCGGTGTTAGCGCCTACGTCGAGGAATATCTTCACCTGGTCACGCTCTCGTCAGTGCGCGGCATCAGCCGCAGGAGCATCCCGCCGATGCTTCCGAGATCCACGCCCTGCACGCCCCGCGCGGCCAGTCGGTTGGCCAGGCACGTCGCCGTCGGCCCGCACGACAGCAGCGCGATGGTCGGCTCCGCGGCGACGATCTTCCGCTCCAAGTCATCGATGACCGCGTACGCCATCCGGCGCGGGCAGGTCACGTGAACAATCGAAGCGGCCATCGCTCGCACGACGGCCAGCAGCTTGCTCTCGCGTTCCGACAGCACCACGACCCGTTCGCGCCCGGCCCACAGCCGGGAGATCAGGTCGAAATACTCGGGCGTCTCGATGTCATCCGCCGCCGAATCCGGCCGCGTGATGAACGCCGAGGCGTAGCGGCGACCATCGCTGCGGTCGAAGTACCGGCAGAACCGCGCCTCGAACCGGAGCCAGTTTTGGTACTTCGGCCCCGCGGGGTCCATCGTCGGGATGGCGACCAGGCAGTCGGGATGCGGCGCATTGACCAGCGCCCGCATCTCCTCGCTGAGCTTCGCGTTCGCCGGTTCCCGGGAGTACCCGGCACCGTCTAGCAGCTTGAGCTCGCCGTCCCCGAACCGCGCGATCGAGCGTCCCTTGAGCAGCCGTCGCACGGTGTCGAACTCACCCTCTACGCGCGGATACACACGTCCTCCCGCACCCACGGAAAGCGGACGTGGCTGGTCGGCTTGCGTCCGCCGATCTTCCGCGCGAGCGCCTTGCCGGCCGTCCGGTCGCGCGACAGGGAATGGTCCGAGGCGTCGGCCGCCACCGAGCGGGTGAAAACGAGCAGGTGGATGGGATCGGGCACCAGCTCGGGCGCCGCGATCCGCTCCATGCGCTTGAGAAAGTCGGTTCCGCCACCGAGGCAGCCCGAGAAGTCCTCGTTATAGCCGCCGGCCTGCCAGTACAGGTCGCGCGTGCAGAGATAGCTGTCAATGTGCGGGTGAATCTTCCCGAACTCGACGTCGTCCGGGATCTTGTCCTTGCGCCGGGTCTCGTCGGCCTTGCCCACCCGATACCGCTCGAACCGATACCAGCGCCGCGGGTCGGCGTCGAACTCGAGGAGCTGCCGCGCCAGCGCCGCCGGCAGGACGTGATCGATGTCGACGTGCACGATCCAGTCGGTCTCGGCCTGTTGCGTCCCGAGGTTCCGGGCGCCGCCGCGGTTCCACGGGATGTCGACGCCGATCCGGAGCACGGTCAGGCGCGACGCGAGCGACGGAGAGGCCGTCTGCCGCACGATGTCTGCGGCCGGCTCCGGACTGCCGTCGTCGACCAAAATGACCGCCACGGCGTCCGGGTAAGCCTCCCATGCCGCAATTTGATGCCTCAGCATGGCCACGTTGCGGTAGAACGGCACGATCAGCGTGAAGCGGCCCACCTTCACCCTTCGTTCACCCCTTCGCTGCACGGAATCGTCAGGTAGTCGCGGCCCGAGACCGGGTCGGCCAGGAAGCCGGCCGGGTTGTAGATGCGGCTGCCGTGCTTGATCCGCATCGCCGCGCTCAAGCCGTCGCGGTAGCGGACCACGATCCGCGCCGTGACCTCGGACTGCAGCGACTGGCCGGCGAGGAACTCGCGAACGCTGAGCGGCTCGATCGCCGCGGGCACGCCGCGCGCCACCGATACCCAGGTCGGCGTGACGGCCCCGGTGTCAGGGTCTTGCACGTCGACGCGGCGCTCGAAGTCGACGCGATGCCGAAGGCGCCCGGCGTCCATCAGCGCAGCACCTCTTCGAGGCGAGCGCGTCTGAAGCTGCGCAGGGCTGTGTCCGGCGTGCAGTTCACGACGTCGATCTCTTTCATCTTCAGTACCTTCGCGAACTTGTCGAAGGCGCGCAGCCACGTGCTGAAACTGCCGCGCGAGTTCAGCCGGCCGGGATGATTCCCGAACCAGTGCCGCCGCCGGTGCGGCCCTTCCTTCATGTCGAACCCGAGCAGCACGATCCGCTTGGCGCCGAGGTGCACGGCCAGGTGGATCGCCTGATAGCCACTGTTGCCGCCACTGACCAGGTGCGTCGGGCGCGGGTCGAACGATGAGTGCTCGATCGACTGCTTCAGGCTGTACAGCTCAGGCCACGGCAGCGTGTCGCGAATTGTGACCTTGCGGCCCGCGAACTTCAGCGCCCGCTCGTGGTAGTGCCGCCACCACTTCGCGTCCGCCGCATAGAGGATGTCCGCCCACGGCGCGAGCGCCGGCACCAGCTTGCCGTCGCAGTCGGTGTCAATGCCCTGGTTATTGACGGCGATCACCCGGCACTTGCCGCGCACGTACTCGGCCTGTGCGCGTGTCATGCTGGGCCCGGACGCGAGGATCGCCGCCGTCTCGCCGGCCCACTCGGGCTCGACCGACCAGGGCGTCGTCATGCGACAGTCGGTGTCCTTAGCGACATGAGCAGCGCCACCACGGCCCGCGGCAGGTAGCCGTAGCCGAACCGCTCCGGCACGACGTCAGTCGCCGCCGGCTCGCGATTACGGAAGAACTCGCCGACCATCAGCAGCGTCGCCTGGCGAGCGAGGTGCCGCGCGCGCAGCCCTTCCTGATCGAGGCCGGTCTCTTCCAGCTCGAGTTCGTCGCCGCCCGTGTCGAGGAACAGGTACTGCGCGTCGCCGATGTAGGCGAGCACCGCGGCCGAGGCCGACTCGATCAGGATCGTCACGTAGTCGTCCTGGTCCGTGTCCTCGGCGCGTAGGTTCAGGTGCGCCTTCGCTTCGTCGAGCGTGACGAGCTGCGTCATTTCGGCCCGCTCCAGTCCTTACCGTCGCGGCCCTTCTTGACCGCGAGGCGCCAATCCGACGACACGCCGGGCTTACCTTCCGGCGCGTCCTTCTGGGCGATCCACGCGGAGCCGCCGAAGCTCACGCAGTCACCCTTCTCGTACGCCGTGCCGTCGCGGAACACGCCAGCGTCGAGCAGCGCCGGAATGCGAATCGTGCGCGACTTCGTGAATTCGCCGCGCGTGATCGTGACCGTCAGGTCGCGGCCGTCGAGCGCGATGTCGAAGTCCTCCACGCCGAGCCCGTCGCGGCCGTCCTTGCCGTTCTGCCCGTCGCGGCCGTCCTTCGGCGCCGGGATCTTGTCGATCGCCCGCTGCAGCACGTCCTGCGCGCGACGCTCGAACCCGAGCGCCCACGTTGCCAGCTCCGCGTCGAGGTAGGTGCGGACGTCCTCGAGCGTCACGGACTTGCCGTCGACGCCGGGCCTGCCGGGCTCGCCGTCTTTGCCGTTCAGCCCGTCTTTTCCGTCTTTGCCCGGCGCGCCGTCCTTTCCGTCGATCCCGTCCTTTCCGTCGCGGCCGTCTTTTCCGTTCAGCCCGTCCGCGCCCTTCTCGCCGTCCTTTCCGAGCGGCAGTGCCTCAAGCGAGAGCAATCGGGCCTCGATCAGACCCAGCCTTCCAGCAAAAGCGCTGAGCTGATCCTTAATGACGGGCGCGATCCCACGGATTACCGCTTGAATCTGATTATGCTGCATGGGCTCGCCTACCTTTCATTGCCTGATGTTCGTCTGGCATCCGATTCAGCTTCTGGATGTTCTCGAACTCAGTGATGATCTGAAGATTGGCCTCCCAGTGCAGACCGCACACCTTGTCGCTCTGCAGCGGGTAGATGTGGTCGACTTCGTGGCGAATCCCTGTGGCTTTCGTGAGTCGGCGCGCCTCGGCATAGATTTCGGCGATCTTTTGCTGATTCGCCCAAGCCGGGGTTGCACGTATCTTGGCCGCGCGGCGATTGGCAATTCGCGCGTTGACGGACGGCGCATTCATCTGCGCCCAATTGCGCATGTAGGCGCTTCTGGCTTCTCGGTTTTCGGCCGACCATTCGCGGAAGTACTCGCTGCGATGGTCTCGGTTAGCTGCATGCCACCGGCTGAATGCGCCCGGATTCCTGTCTCGCCATTGTGCGCACGCGGCGCGCACGCAGCACTTGCACTTGTAAGCCAATCCGTCCGGCGAGGCTCGGCGCACATGGAATTCCGTGGTCGGCAGCAACCGGCCGCAAGAGCTGCACTGCTTCAAGCGGCGAACTCCTTGCGCAGCAGCCCGTCGGCCATCGCCTCAATGGTCTCATCGGGAATAGGCGCCGGATCTGTCGGTGAGTTGGTCGGCATCTTGCGGCCCGCCAGATGCTCAATAGGCCAGTTCTGCTCCTGCAGGAATGGCGTGTCTCCGCCCTCGACGGGCGGCAGCTGCTCCGCGCGGCGCGCCTCGTTCGGCGCCATCCATCCGCCGGCGATCGCCTTGTTGTGCGCGTCCAGCCGCGTCGGCGTGTCCATCCGCACCAGCGCGCTCTCGTCGAGCCAGGTCTCGAAGCCTTCCGGCAGTTCGAGCCCCTCGTCGAGCCTCAGCTCGATCTTCTCGACGATCGGCTGCAGCGCCTGGTCGTAATACTGCTGGTTCAGCGCCGCGACGTTGTTCACGGTCGGCATCTGTCCGAGGCCGAGCTTGTAGGGCGGGACGTGGAACGTCGCGCAAATCATCTCGCCGGTGAACTTGAGCTGCTCGAGGAGCTGCGCGTCCGCGGCCGTGACGCCGATCGGCTTGTACTCGAGCCCGTCGCCGAGCACCGCAACCTTGCCGGCGTTCTCGCCGCTGTAGTTCGTCGCCCACTGCTCCTTGATCCGCGCGGCCGTTTCCGCCGGGATTGAGCCGGGCGCCGTGAGCACGCCGCCGGGGTTGCTTTTGTTCTTAAAGAAAAACGCCGAGTTTTTCTGGATATACGAACCCTGCATCGCCGCGAGCCCGCAGGCGTAGATCGGGGAAATGCCGATCAGCGGGTGCCACGGCGTGTACATGCGATCGTGGATGATCTCGCTCGCGGGCACGATCACCCGCTCGGAGACCTGGGCGAGCAGGTCGTCCTGCAGCTCGTAGTACACGCCGCCATCCGGCGCCACGAGCGGATGCACGCGCGCGGGGTCCAGGATGTAAAGCGCAACGATGAACCCGCGTTCATCGCGCTGCTTCAGCACGTAGGTGTTGCCGGTCAGCAGCAGCGACAGCACCCAGTTCTGGAAGAACTCGATGCGCGTCTGGTAGCGGTTCGGGGTACGGAGCGGCCGGCGCAGCGGCGGATCGGTCGGCTCGTAAATCTTCAGGTCTCGGCTGTAGCGCATGACCCGCGCGGGCATCTTCGCGATGTCGCCGGCGATCAGCGTGACGCACGCGAAAACGGCCCAGTTGGCGGACACCGAGGACTGTTCGACCTCGACGTGCTGCTGCCAGCTTCCGGCCGTGGTCTCGAAGACGGTGACCCAGCCACCCACGGTCGAGTAGACCGGGTTCAGGTAGCTGGCGGCCTTTCGGAACGCCGTCGCGATGCGCTTGGTTAGCTTCATCCGTTACGCCTCGGCCCGCATGTCGCGTCGCCGGTATTGGCGGCGCGGCTTCGTCACGGTGGGTTCCGCGACTTCCTCCGCCTTCCACGCTCGCACCTGGCGCGTCCGCAGCAGCAGGGCTGCGTGGGCCGGCAGTGCATCGAACACCTCGCCCTTGCGACGTGTGCGGCCCGCGTAATAGACGGCTTTCTCTGCGATCAGTTTCTGCATGGAGAAGACCGGCCCCTCGCGGGGCCGGTCCCGTTGCCGAGTGGGTCGATCAGGTGCTCGTGTCGCTGCTGCCGTAATCGGCGTTGTCGATGTACTGCACCGCGTGGCTGCGCCGCTTGGCGAAGTTCACGGAGCGCACGACCTTGATCGCCGTGCTCTCGGTCTGGTACATGGACATGAGCGTCGCCGAGGCCGCCGTCGGCGTGTCGGAGGCGCCCTGCGGGCTGTCGTCCTGCTCGATCGTCGCGACGTTCGAGATGGAGACCTGAACGCCCGAGTCGCCGATGCGCCAGATGTCGCTCGGCTTCATCATGATGAAGGCGTTCGCGGGCACGTTGTCGCCCGTGTACACCATCCGCCCGAAGAGCGTGCCGCCGTCCTGGCTCACGCCCGGGAACTGCGGCTGGCCGAGGGCGGTCAGCATGAGGCTCAGCGACACGGCGAGGTCCGGCGTGGTCACGACCACGAGGTCGCTCGCGTTCTTGTAGCTCTGGAAGATCGCCGTGAGCTGCTTGAAGTCCGCGATGACGCCGTCGACGCCCGCGCCGTGCGTGTTGTGGCCGGCCACCCCGTTCAGGATGCCCGCCGGGGACACGCCCGCCGAGGCGGCGCTCGTCGAGAGGAACGTGGTGTCGACGCGCTGGGCCGAAGCCTGCACGAGGGCGTCACGAACCAGCATCTCGGCCGCCGGGCTCGAATCGCGCATGAGCTCGTTGGAGACCACCGCGATGGCACCGACCTTCAGGGGCGTCAGGCTGACGCTCGAGAAGTCGGCCTTCGACACGCTGATCGCCTTGCTCTCGCCGACCCAGTAGCCGGTCGCGGCGCCGTCCTGGCCCTTGATCGTGACGTGCGCGGGCACCGTGCGCAGCGGCAGCCTGTCGAACAGGGTGCGGCCGTACAGGTACTCGATGAAGTCGCCCGTGTAGCGGTTGTCCGCCGTCACGAGTTCCGCACCCCACTCGCCCGAGCCCGAGCCACCGCCGGCCACGCCGGTCTTGATGACCTGCACGAGCGTCGGGTTGGTCTTGCCCCAGCGCTCGGCGGCGATGTCGGCCGGGGTACGGCCGCCGATGCCCTCGAGGTGGGCCAGCGCCTTCGCGATCACCATGCGGGTGTACGACTGGCCCTGGAACTTGTCCTCGACGTCCTTCGAGGACTTCACGATGATCGTCGGGCCCGAGGCGCCGCGCTGCTCGCTCGCCGCCTTCGCCGGGCTCGCACCCGCGGCCGGAGCCTCGATCGTGCGGCCCTTCTGCACCGCCAGCGACTCGAGCCGCTTGAGGCGCACCAGGTCGCCGTCGATCTGCTTGATCTCGGCGTCGAGGTTGTCGAACTCTTCCTGCTCGGCCTCGTCGGTCGAGCGGCCCTCGTCGAGGGACTTCTGCACGACCTCGGTCATGCGAGCGGCCTTGGCAGCGCGCGTCGCCTCGAGGTCGCGGATCTGTTCCGCAATCGTCTTCATCTCAGGTTTCCTTCTGTATCAGTTTCACGCCGCCGGATTTGGCGGGCGCGTGTTTGCCCGAGGCGCCGGGCAGGAGGATGACGGGCCCGCGCTTTTTGCCGGTCGCGGCCGGCGCGTTCCCATCGAACATCTTCACGGTCTGGATCGTGGCCTGGGCGTTGGCCGGGATCGTCACCGCGGACAGCT